ATGCTCAGTATTTTAAATCTGACTGACGAGCAAGTTGACGAGATGTGGCGTTATGCGATGACGCTATGAAGTGAAAATTAAGTATTTGAATATGCCGCGTAAAGCGGTTTTTTTATGTCCAAAATTAGGGGAATAGCATGCAAGAGCATGAAAAAGTAGCACTTCAATTAATTCTAATGGGAGTAGTCATCGCTATGGCAAAAGTATTAGCAAGCACTGAAAAATTAACGTGGCGCATCATTCTAAGTCGAGCAATCCTGAATGGATTCACAACTTTAGGCGCGGGTGGTGTTCTGATTTGGATATCTGACCTAAACACACTTGGTGTTTTGGGTTTAGGTGCATTTCTAGGCACACTCGGCAGTCAATTTGTAGAAGCTCAAGCTGAGAAATTTGTGAAAGACAAGGTGAAGTCGAATGAAGATCAGTAATAACGGTTTGAACTTAATTAAGCAATTTGAAGGCTTGAGATTGAATGCTTATGATGATGGTGTGGGTGTCTGGACCATTGGATACGGCACAATCAAATATCCAAATGGCGTTCGAGTTAAACGTGGTGACAAGATCACTCAGGCTCAAGCAGATCAGTACATTGCAAATGATGTGGCGACTTTTGAACGTGCTGTAAATATGCTTGTAAATGTTCCGCTTAATCAAAATCAGTTTGATGCGTTGGTGAGCTTTACGTACAACTTGGGCGCGACAAATCTCTCAGCATCAACCTTGCTCAAAAAGCTTAACTCAAAAGACTACAATGGTGCTGCTGGTGAATTTCAAAAATGGAACAAAGCGGGTGGAAAAGTCATGACAGGTCTTGTTCGTAGACGTAAAGCTGAAATGGAGTTGTTTAATAAATAACGTATCTATATCTAGCAGCAAAATTCTGGCGAGAATGCATCATTGTATTTCTCGCTTTTTTATTGCTTATTACATTGATGCTTCTGAACATCAAAACTGGAAAGCTAAAAGACGCTGAAGTTAAATGTCAGCAACGCATACAAGCAATCGAGCAAGCACAGTACAAAGCATTGAATGAAGCAAATGCTAAAGCAAATCAAGCGAGCGCAGACTATGAACAACTCAAATCAGAGCGACAAGCAAAAGTCGAAAGTGTTACACGTACAGTGCAAAAGATCGTTGAACGTCCTGTGTATTTCAATAGCTGTTTTGATTCTGATGGGCTGTCAGAGCTCAACAGTCTTATTAAAGCAGGACATTCCAGCGAATCTAAAACAACCTTGTCCGGATCTCAATGAATTGGAATCAGGGCAGGGTAAAGCTGTGTTGCTCTGGTCTGTTGATACTGTTGCGAAATACAACGAGTGTAAAGCGCGACATGGGGCGCTAGTGAAGGCCCTCGAATGAGGGCTAATGACTTTCAAGAATCTCTTTAGATCGTTCTATCATGAAATTTTCATCAAGATTAAAAGTCTTGGCAGTTTTCATATTGTTGAAATACGATAGTGCACAATCTTCAGCTAAAGTTAAATCTAAGTTACCGTTTAGATCGCGAATGCAATAATTGAAATCTATAGCATCTTTTATGCTCAATAAATCCGCAAATACATCATTTGGATAATCTTTAGAAAGTTTGAAAAATTCTTGCTTGTATGCTGATTTAAGCCCCATAATTTCATCATCAGACATAGCATATAAATAGTCTGAAAACTCATCATTAATTATAGCTTTTCCTTTGCGCTGCATTTCCTCAAGAATAATCAAATGACGTTGTTCTTTGATTTCAAGCAATGCGCCTTGTGTGCACATTAATCTGCTTTCTAAAATCTTCTGAATATCAGACCACACGCCAACTGGTACAGGTTTTTTGCCAGAAAGCCAATCTGTGATTGTTGGCCGTGCAACAGGTAAAGCATCTGCAAGTGATGCTTTCCATGAATTACCAAAAGCGGCAATTCCCAATTTTTCTAAAAGTTCAATTTGATTAATCATCTTAAAATTCCAAAAAAAAGAAGGCTCATTTCTGAGCCTTTGATTATTATTTAGAGTAGTGTGCAACAAGCGATTCAACACGATTAAAAACAGCATTTGGGCAACCGCCTGCAAGAGCCATATCATAAACCGCCTGCATTACAGATTTTGCTGCTTTGCTGCGTTTACTGTAATCTTTGAATGCTTGTTGTGCGAGTTCAGCAGCTTGAGTTTTGCTAAGAAATTCAACTGATTCAAGATTAGCAATCATTGTTTGAGTAAGTGTATTCATTTTTAAAGCCCTTTGCTTTTTGACTGAGACCCTTTGTCTCTGTCTATGAGTTAATATTAGACTAATTATAATTAGTCGTCAATAATTATTTATCAATTTCACTAAATTTTATTAATGCAAATGTCTCAAAACTT